TTGTTATTCTTGGGTTGGTTGCTTTGATTCTTTTCTTACTTAAATTTAGATAATATGCTTACTACAAAACAAGTAATCGCAAAGTACGGTACACCAAACGAAAAAGGCACGTATCTTAAAACTATTAACCTACCTTATCCAATGCGTATCGCTTGGGATTTAGATTCTAAGCTTACTAAAATGAGATGTCATTCATTAGTTGCTGATAAATTCTTAGCCGTATTTAATGACCTTTTAGCACACTACGGTTACGATAAGTTAGTTGAATTAGGGATTGACCTTTATGGTGGTTGCTTTAACTTCCGTAAGATGCGTGGCGGTTCGGAGTGGTCACGCCATTCTTGGGGAATTGCGATTGATTTAGACCCAGCACGAAACAAGCTAAAGGAAACTTCAAGAACAGCAAGATTTGCACGACCTGAATACAAAGCAATGATTGATATTTTCTATAAACACGGATTCGTAAGTTTAGGTAGAGAAAAGAATTATGATTGGATGCACTTTGAGATTGGAATTTAATTTGTACTTTTAACAAAGTAATTCATAAGTAACATTAGTTTTGATTCTTAGGTACTGTAAGAGCCTCCATTTTTGGGGGCTTTTGCATTTTTATTGAAAAAATAAAATGTTAAAAAATGTTAAAATTATGATAAACGTATACAAGTATCAAAAATATTTGTATCTTTGTAAGGTAATCAAAACAAATAATTATGAAAACGGGATTTATTTATAGAGTTGAAGGGGCTGAAAAAATAACCAACAACGGAATGATTGAAAGCGGTGGTACTATATTCAGTAATACGTTCAAGACTGAATCACAAGCAAAGAAAGCAGCTGACAAAATTCTAAAGCGCAAAGACATCTTGAGTGTATGGGTTTACAAAGTTGAAGCTGACGAACAAGGCGACCCATTGTATCAATGGGTAAAGTACGAAGACGATGTTAAATGGTCAGGGGGTTGTTACTGGTAATTAATTAAAAATCAAATAAAACAGTTATTTATGAGTTGGGAAAAGAACACTTACAAAGAAATCAAGTCGACGAAAACACCGATTGACATGATTATGGAGAAAGCAGCGACAATGACGAACGCTGACTTTATGCAATGGCTAACGATTCACGCAGTTGAGTTAAAACAAGCCGAAATCAGTTTGCTGTCTAAAGCCTACTTCGATGGGTTATCGACTGAGCCTTCAGATAGAGAAGCACAGACAGCACATTATATTTCTGAAGAATTTAAATACGAAGTGAGATGAAAGAGGAACTAATGAAATTTGATGGGGCAACCGATTTAGGCGACTTTGTGCAAATCGTTATTGATGAAAGCCGGGTATTATCTATCGACCTGACAGATGGATTTGTGTCAATGAAATATTACAGCGTATCAACACCGTTGTTTTTTAGTGCCACAGATGAAGAAGTATTAAACCTTGTTAAAGCGTTGAAGAGATGATTAAATGCACTTGCGATAACGGAACTGTTCACGGGGCGACTGGTCCAGATGCTTGGGTTGACATTTGCGACCTATGCGATGGAACGGGGGAATTGACCCTTTTAGAATGGGCAAAATTAAACGGATGGAGTTATGATGGTATTGAATGTGAGATACCGACCTCAAACGGATACTATGCACTCGACGAAAACGATACTATCTATTTCATTGATCGAGATTTTGAGCGATTCGTCGTATTGAAAAATGCAACACCCGAAACGATTACTAACCTTTTAAACGGAGATCATGAATAGTAGCGAATTAAGAATTGGTAATTATCTACAAGCAAAATCTTGTATTGTAGAAGTTACAAGAATATTTACAGAAGATGCAATAGGTATCGGTTCAGGTGATCCGTATCAAGTTTCAGGTGATAATCCTTGTTTAAAACCAATCCCACTAACAGAAGAATGGTTGTTGAAGTTTGGGTTTGAAAAGGCTAAAGGTAGTATATTATTTGATAAAGGTAAATTATCAATTTATTTAGGAGACACTATATTAAGCGGTAAAAACGGTAGAACATATTTTAATGGTTGGGCTATCATTGAAGAATCACCTAAACACGTTCATTCTTTACAAAACCTTTACTTCGCTTTAACTGGTGAAGAACTAACACTTAAGGAATCATGACTAAGCAAAAAAGAGGAATGAGCCGAACACCGACTTACAACCGAATCGAGATTAAACGTCTGTTTCCATGCAATAGATACGAAATGCGCGACTTTTGGGCGGTATGTCCTTATACTTTTACTAAAGCTGAAATGAAATCTAGGAAGCGGGAGCATGTTATTTGGCGGAATATAGGAGTAGTTTGGGCCTGGCTGTCTGGTGTTGGACTTCGTGAAGCCGGGGAAATGTTTGACCGTGGTCATTGCATAACTATCCATGCTATAAAGGAAATAAAAAAGGCTTTTATTGATGGATACGGTCATGTCGAAATGATTGAAATAATTGATCAGATCCGTAATAACTCTTTTGAATATGTTCATCAAACAGGAGATATTTGTATAGATGAACTTAGATCAATGGTTACTTTAGAGAATTTAATACAGGAAAAAATATGAATATATTAGAACAAGCAAATGAAATAGTTAATTTGCGTAATGAAGAAAAAGAAAGAATGTATGGTCCTTTTGAAGAAGGAATGCAAAATGCTGCTAGAATATTATCAGGAATGACAAATATGGATTTAGATGCTGTTTTTATGTACAAGGCTTTGATCGCTTTAAAATTAAGTAGGGAAGCTTACAATCACAAAGAAGATAATCTATTAGATGCTGTAGCTTACTTGGGATCTTTAAATAATTATCATAATAATAAAAAATAAAAACATGAAAAAAGGTATAATCGGAGTGCTTAATAATCCAGCTACATCAATGAATTCTCATTCTGCTGGTATGGTCAACATAGTTAGTAAACTATTTGATGCTGATATATTAAAAGAACATGATGACTGGGACTCTTATGATGAGTTGATAATTTATCACGGTGTAAACTTTAGGGAAGGATCTTTTAATGTAGTTGGCGGTATCACTGATGATGTGATATTAAGAGCTGATAAATTACAAAGCTTTAAAGGTAAAGTATTGTCTTTAGATGGATTTCAATTACGAGACTTTTCTATTGCTAGGAAACTTTTAAAATATGACAGTCATGAAAAGTTTGAAAAAATCACTTTGCCTAATAGAAAAAATTTAGTTATTGGAGATTCACATTCTATAAGTGTTTGGCCTAATGATTACTATTCAATATCAAGGAATGATGGCAAGACATTACATGGCTTTCTTAAATTAAATATGGATCTTTCAGAATATGATCATATTATATTTTATTTTGGAAATATTGACGTAAGATTCCACTTAGCAAGACAAGAAGATCCGATTAAAGCAACAATAGATTTATTTAAGATGTATTGCGAATATGCTTCAAAGTATAATTCGACAATAGTTATGTTGCTTCCAATAGAAGATGAATCACGTAAGATACCAAATTCAGGTCAATATAAAGGCAAGAACTTTTTTGGATCAATTGAACTTAGGAAACAAATAAGACTTGAAGCTAATAAAGTTATTCTTGAATCTGGACTAGATTATTTGGAATGGCCTAGTACTTTTCTAGATGAAAAAGGTAATTTAAGTTTTGAGGTAATGGAGCCAAGGCAATCTGTTCATATTAGACCTAAATTTTATATGAAGGAAATACAGAAACAATTAACACTATTCTAATGGAATATTCTTTTGAAATAAAAGAGGATTTGTTAAAAGCTTTGGACGAATACCATGTTAAAAGCATGTTGATGGAAAAGCATTTAATTGAAAAAAATCATTTTGAAGGCAACTTAGAAGATCATGTTGATGATGATTTGATATTTAACGTTCCTATTTACGACATGGGTTCTAGAAAGTATGCTGCTTTTTGTTCTTTCACCGAGGCTTTATGGAGAAAAGAACATGATGTGAAAGGCAATGGAATTCATTTCAAGGATCATGAAATTCTAGAGGATTTTGATTGGTTTATGCTTTTCTATTTATTCAGATTATGCGGTTCAGGCATTAATTATAAACCTAAATCAAATGGTTTGTTTGATTCATTTATTGGAACACATGGATTCGGTAACTTCTGGATCGTTGATTGTGTTTTAAACAACAAATTTGATCATGGCAAATGGTTGAATGAACTAAAGAATTTAAATAGACCTTTCACTGACAATAAAGGATATTTGTTACCACAATTTTCATTCAAAGATATGCATTCAAATCATTTGAAAAGATTTATTTTAGAATATTCAATTGAATTAGTTCGTCATTTATTCAATTTTGCTACTAAATCTAAATGTGATATTTATCAAATAACTGATGAAGGTAATAAATGGTTGAATGATAGAGGATTTAAAAAACAGAATTTCGTATTGACGGCTTTTGCTGCAGACTTAGCTGAATATTTTCCTAATTATGTCAATAAGCATGGTATGGTTTATGCTGGTACAAACGCTACAAGATGTATTAAAGCTATATTTCCTAAGATCAATAGAAAAACATCTGAGTTTGATTACATTAATGATGTTTTGAGATTTCAATCTGAAAGATATGACTTAACTCCTATAGATTGTGAAGATTCTAGAAATTGTGATGTAGTAAGATATTTCCAAGAATATCAATCTAAGGACCACGTTTTAAAGAACAATGGTCAAACGATGAAAAATAACTCTATATTGAAAGAAATATGGGGCAATGAAAAGTATTATGAATTTGCTAAAAACTTAAAGTAAAATGTCACACGATAAACACATAATTGATGGCTTCAACAAAGATTTGAATGTCATCTATCCAAACAGAGAATCTTATTTGAATTTGACTAAAGATTTTAAATCACTATTGCCTGAAATTGTCGTGAAAAGACATGAAGGTGTAAGTGTTGTAAGAGAAGATCTTTCTGTTAAAGGAGGTACAAAGTCTAGGGCTGGTGAATTTCTAGTCTCACAAGTAAAGAAAAGCACATTGGTCTATGTTGTGCCAAGAGTTGGCCACGCTGGAATAGCTATAATGGAATTAGCAAAGTTATACAATAAAGATGTTGTATTTTTTATGCCTTCATGCAAAGAGATTTCAGATCATCAGGCTCACATAATTGATATGGGTCCTAAAGAAGTTATATTTGAAAGAATAGCTGCTATGCCTAATCTAAATAAAATAGCTAAAAAATATGCTGATCAGAATGGTTATGAATTTCTTCCTTTTGGTTTAAATCATCCTTACACTATAGCTGGTTTTGTTAGGACATGTGAAGACATGTTAAAGAATTACAAAGAACCAGAAGAATTATGGTCAGTTGTTTCTACTGGTGTATTAACTAGAGGCCTTCAAATAGGTTTTCCTAATACTAAAATGAAAGGTGTATGTGTTGCTCGTAATATGAAACAAGGAGAGCTAGGAAGAACAGAAGTAATATCTGAACCTTTGCCATTCTTAAAAGATGAGAAGCTTATTAACTTGCCTGAATTTAATACTGTGCCAAGCTATGATGGCAAAGGATGGAAGTATGTTCCTAAAAATACAGATCGTGATATATGGTTTTGGAATGTTGCTGGCAATATTAATGCTCCTGAAAATTTTGATAAAAGATTAATTGATTCCTATAGAGATTGGAAAAAAAAATAATATTTTTTTGATTTTTGTTTTTTTATTCAAAAAATATATGTATCTTTGTAAGGTAATCAAAAACAAAGGATATGAAAACTTTAAAAAACATCGAAGTAAAAAACACAGTAACAGTAACTACTGAAATGATGGAAATGTTGAAAAACACGCAAGAATTTGGAAAGCGTTATTTTAACGAACAACCGTACAGCATTATTGAAATGCAAAATTCAGTTACAAGAATGGAGAAAACACAAAGCGTTATTAAATACACAAATGGCGAGAACGTTCTAATCGCAATAAACAATAAAATTTGGGACGGGGTTTCAATATTAAGTAAGTAAAAAAAACGAGGGGTGCGACTCGGTAACGCACAATTAAAAACTAAGATTTATGAAATTAACAAATGAATTTGAGCCTATCAGAGATTGGGCAAGAGAAAGAGGGATCTATGAAAAAGGAGATTCAAAAACTCAGTTTATTAAACTCCAAGAGGAAGTTGGAGAATTAGCAAAGGCATTATTAAAAAACGATGAAGCAGAGATTATAGATGCTATAGGTGATTGTGTGGTTGTTTTGACTAATCTTGCTGAGTTATGTCCAATATACACTGATAGTTGTGGCTTAGATATTGAAAGGGCAAACATAGAATATTGCGTAAACAAAGCTTATAAAGTAATAATGAACAGGACTGGCAAAATGGAAAATGGAACATTTGTAAAAAGCCAAGAAATTCAAAATAAAAAAAACCATAAATTGAGAATTCACAAAAATGGTTATTACAATCTGCCTTGTAAGTTTAGTGAGATAAACATGTTCCTTTCTAATAACACAATTGAGATTGAAGGCGTTATTTATGATAACAATTCAGATCTTCATATTAAGGCTAAACCTTCTAGAAATGGCGGCAATGCTTATGTGTACAAAAGAGATTTAAAATGAGAGATGTAATTTACAATAATTTCAATAATGCACAAGAAGCTTTTGAATATCTATTCGATTATGTATCTGAAAATGGAATCGATTATGCTGGAACTAAGGCTTTATTTAATGTAGGTTTTTATTTACAAAATCCTTTACAGAATGAAATTAACTCTGATTTTAGGAAATGGAATAAAAATTATGCTGAGTATGAATGGCAATGGTACCTATCTGCTAATCCAAGCGCTTCTGAGATAGCTAAACGTGCTCCTATATGGAAGAATCACATGGATGAAAATGGACATGTTAGATCTAATTATGGATGGCAATGGGTTAGAGGATCTCAATTAGATCGAATTATTGATAAACTTCATTCAAGTTTAATTAATAAAACTGATGATCGTCAAGCCGTCATATCTATTTATGATGGTAAAGAAATTGACACATATCAACACGACACACCATGCACTTTATCTATTCATTTTCAGATAATAGAAAATGAACTATGCATGACTGTAAATATGAGATCTAATGATTTATGGTATGGATTCTGCAATGATCAATATTGCTTTTCAAAACTACAAGAAATGGTTGCTAAAGAACTTGGCATTGAGTTAGGATGGTATTATCATTTTTGTAGCAACATACATTTGTATAAAAATTTTATAAATGAATAAACGAGGAGGAAAAAGAGTTAATTCTGGAAGACCAAAATTAAATTATATTAGTAAGACTATTAGAGTACCGGTGCCTGTACTTAATGAAGTTAAAGAAATTATATTTAAATTTAAATTAAATAATAAAGACCAATAATGGAGTACGACAACACAAATTCAGGAGCAATCTTTAAGAACGACAAAAAGACTGCAGACAATCAACCAGACTATAGAGGTAAAATAGATGTTGATGGAGTTGAAAAACAGATTTCCCTTTGGGTTAAGAAGTCAAAAGATGGAACAAAGACTTTCTTTTCGGCAAAGATTTCAGAGCCTTATAATGGAGGAGGTCAAACATCACCACAACCAGTAACCCCACCTATTCAAGATGAAGCAAACGACGACTTGCCATTTTGATGCAATTCAAGCTTGAAATAAAGCCACTATCAGTTAACGAAGCGTGGAGAGGTCGAAGGTTTAAAACAGACAAGTATAATGACTTTCAAAGCTCCATGCTTCTAATACTACCAAACGTTGAAATAAAGTCTTTTAAACGGCTTAAATTAACCTTTGGAATGTCCAACACTTTGAGCGATATAGATAACCCCGTAAAAATGACCGTAGACTGTTTACAAAAGAAGTATGGCGTCAATGACAGGGATCTAATCTATTTAGAACTGCATAAGGTAAAGACAAAAAAAGGTGAAGAATTTATTCAGGTCGAGTTTTTGGAATAGAATTATTTGTATATTTGAGAATCGGTTCGCTACGACATTATAGAACCACGGGAATTTTAATTAACCCTGATATGAAGCAAGAGGTCGTAGCCTTGTGGATTATCGGGGTTTTTTAATACTTAAAAATATGGCAAGACCAGTAAGAAAAAATGTAGATTATTTTCCTCATTACATAAGTGATGGAAAGAAAATGTTTTACATTGAACAGAAATATGGTAACGATGGTTATGCTATTTGGTTTAAAATGCTTGAGATGTTAGCCTCTTCAGATGACCATTGGATTAATTTAAATGATAAATCAAATATCATGTTCATGAGTGCTAAATGTAGAGTTAGCGAAGAAACATTATTTTCAATATTAAATGACCTTTCAGACCTTAACCAAATCAATCCTGAATTATGGTCCGCTAAAATTATTTGGAGTGAAAAATTTACAGAAAGTATACAAGATGCATACATAAGACGAAATAATAAATGCATGACTTTAGAGGGTTTATGTATGCATTTACTAGGTTTAGGTATACATTTACCCCACTCAAGTGGTCAAAGTGTAGACATTAATACACAAACTAAAGTAAACTATAATAAAGTAAATAACCCCCTACCCCCTAAAGGGGAGTTGACTGAGCGAGAAAAGAAATTCCTGGAATGGTTTAATAACCTTGTTGGACATTATACCGGTAAAAAAGGAAAGTTTAAAACAATGTCGGACCGAGATAAGAGAAACCTTAAAAAATTAAGGTCAGCTTATGAAGAGCCACAAGATTGGAATCATGCCTTCAAAATGATGTTTAACTCTGAATGGGTGCAAACGAATAGTAAACTAACGGTAGATCATTTCCTTATTAACGGCAACTTTACAAAATACCTTAATCAACAGGACTTGACAGAACAACCTGCTAAATTCAAAGCGCCATGGGATTGAAAGGGTTTGAAGTAACACAAGCTGCGGAAGTAACAGGAAAACTAATTCAATACCGAAAGACGTACCACGAAAAAGGTATGTATCTCGGATGGGAAAAGATAAACGAATGTTATTCGATGCAACTTGGAAACTGTACCGATTGGACAGGGTTTCCTATGTCAGGAAAAACTCAGGTCCTTATGGAATGTCTTTTGAATACTTCGATTTATTACGGATGGAAGCATTTAGTCTACTTTCCTGATGTCGGTAGCAACGTTGAAATAATAGCTGATTTGTTGCATAAGAAAACTGGAAAGACATTTGATCCAACTAAAGAGCATTGCATAACGGATGAAGAGATTTATAACGAAATCAATTGGATAACACATCATTTCAAAGTTCTAACAAAGAAAGATGTCAAAGCTAAAATGACACCAGTAGAGTTTTGGGATTATGCTGTTAAGTTAAAAAATGAAGAAGGGCTTGAGACAGCTTCAATCGATTCCTGGAAAGATATGTCACACCCTTACAGCGATTTTGGAGGCTACGCCCAGTATCTTGAGTTTGTTTTACCGTACCGAAACCAAATTGCAGAGGACAATAATTTGCATCTTCACACAATAATCCACCCGAAGCTAACTGAAAAGGAGAAAGGAAAAAGAAATGCTCCTGGTCCTTATGACTTAAAAGGTGGATCTGAATGGTTTAACTCAGGTAAGTGCATGATAACAGTACACCGTGAGGATCTTACAGATAACTCAGTCGAAATAATGTTTAACAAAATCAAACCACGTTCGATTGGTAAGATTGGAACAGTTAACTTGAAATTTGATTTAGAGAAGTTTAAATATTACGACCTTACAACGGAGCAAGGAAACTTTATCAGACATTATGCTGCAAAGCAGGATGAAAAACAAAATGAACATGAACCATTCAAGCCGGTATCTGTTGACCTAAATAAACACGCAAATATTAACTTCGATAACTTTGAAAGAAATGAGGAAGAACTACCATTCTGAGGAAGAAAAAGATATTGCGACTATGCAATACGCTCAATTGATTATGGATCCAACAGTTGAAATATTTAAAATAAGTGCAAAATTAGACCCTCTGTACGACGATCTATACAATTCCTTACTATCTATTCAACTTGCTGTAAAAGTATTCAACAGAACGCTTAATTCAATGGAACGCCAAAATTCAGATTTAAGACTTCGATTGATGCAACAAGAAGCTGAACTTATCCAGCTAAGAATCCAAAACGAAAATTTAAAAAATGGACTTTAACCTACCAGAAAACCCAACATTCACACAAATCAAAACCTGGTTTGAATCCAATTATAATGAATTACCAAAGACTTTGCAGGGTGATGGGATCTTTTACACGGATGTAGCTTTCACAGCTGACAGATATATTGACTTAGTTATTCATAGAATGATGAAATTAATGAAAGATGGCGCAGATATTCGTAAAGACAGACTCGCAAAAAGTAATAAAAACAACTTACTAAATCTGTATAAAGACCTACAAAACAGGGAGCAATGGAATAAAAAGCTAACTAAACTCAATAAATTTTCAAATAAAATAAATTAGTAATAAAAATATTTGTATATTTGTCTAAATCAAAACTAAATAACATGAAAGAATTATTGCAGAAGCTACACGCTTCAAAGTTAGAGATTGGCAAGGTAGCCAAGAATTCAAAGAATCCCCATTTCAAAAACACTTATGCCGATTTAAACGCGTTAATCGATGCGGTTGAGCCAATCCTACTTGAAAAAGGTTTGGTGCTGTTACAGCCGATTGAGATGGGAAAAGTTTATAGCCGTATTTGTGACGTTGAAACAGGTGATTTTGTAGAATCATTTATTGATTTACCAACTACAGGGACAGCACAAGCAATAGGTTCGGCAATTACTTATTATCGTCGCTACACTTTACAGTCTTTAATGAGTTTGCAAGCTGTTGATGATGATGGTCATGTAGCTAGTCAGCCACAAGTAACAAAACCAACGATAGGGGAAAAAGCATTTAATCAGGCTATTGAAAGAATCACAAATGGTGAGCGAGATTTGATATTAAAAATTTCAAATGCTTATACTTTAACACCTCAACAAGCTGTAGAACTAAACGAATTAGTATAATGGGAGCAAGTGGAAGAGAGTTTTTACATTTCAGAATGGAGATGGAACACTATGCAGAATTAGAACAAGAGGTTAGGGATCGAATAGAGCCTATGAAAGTTGAAGTAGAACAATTTGATTATTCAACTGATGAAACATGGAAGGCTTTAAAAGATAAATCTATTCGAGCTTACAAAGATTTAAAGAACCATGAGTATAATTTAAGACATAAGTCTTAGTGAGTTATTGATGAATTTACAAGTTGAGATATGACACCCCACGAACAACTATCGAAGCTCCTCACCGAGCAACTAAACAAACAAGGCAACCTCAACGACATTACTCAGTCGCTCGGGATTTGCAAACAGCAGTTGATGAAGTACGTCGATAAGACCGGATCACCACGACTAAACACGGCTGAGAAGCTATTTGAGTATTTTGGTAAACAGATTAAAATTGATTGAGATGCTAACCACCTCACGAATCAGAAATATTGCCTTTGTTGTAATATGGACAGCCGTATGCGTTAGCTTGTATAGATGTTACGAACCGGATTACATCGAGATCAAAGGATGCAAATACGAAAAGCATACAGAACCAAACGGATCAACTTGGCTTGTTCATTCCGATTCTTGCAAGTGTACGGGGCAATTTGGGAAACAGTTTGAGTTTATGAATTGATAACGGTATTGGGCTAAACGCAGTAGCGGTGCAATAAACTATGAGTAGGGCGAAAATCTGAGATAGTGTAAAGACCTGCAAAAGATGGGAAACCAGTTGAAGCTATTGCGTTTTAGCTTATGTTATAAGTCTGGTGGCGGGGCGTAGTGACTAAGGTAATAATAAGGGCAGAGTAAACTGCACAAACCCTAAATTAAATCCACTACCATTAATGCCCGCCACTTGCTTATAACAGTCTTGCAGACGCTCGGTTTAATGGCGTTTGCAATTTGTTATAAATTTTTTATATATTAGCACC